CTGTTAGACCACAATGATAAAAGAATGGTTGAGTATAATAATTTTATCTGCAGCCTTGGTGCTGAATATATTAATCATTTTGCTGCTTCGGGTAATAGTTATAAAGGTCCTAAACAAGTTCAGATAGACGAAACTTGGTCAGTACACAGTTACGATGGTGACTACAACCCGATACACGATCACGGAACGAAAACATTAATGGGCATATCAACTACAGCTTGGACTAAAGTACCGCCACAAATAGGTAATGTTAATGCTCAATCACCAACTTATTCGCTATACAACGAAAGTGGACATTCAGATGGCTGTATAACATTTCAATACGGACAAGTATCAGTTATAGATGGTGAAAGATTAAAACCAGCTCAATCATTTGTTATGACTCCAGAAGTAGGAAAGTTATTACTTTTCCCTTCTTGGTTACAACACATGGTCTATCCCTTCAAAGGTGAAGGAGAAAGACGAACCATCGCATCTAACTTAAATTGTTTTGATGTGCAACAACCATTGCCTGAAGAAGTGCAATAATGGCAAAAGCCAAGGAGAAGAAAAAATGACAATTCTTAATATACTAATGTGGATTACTGCAATTATATCTATAGCTTCTGTTATAGCAGCAATAACTCCAACACCTAAAGATGACCATTGGTTTAGTTACTTATACAAAGTAATAGATTGGTGTGCTTTAAATGTTTTAAAAGCAAAGGATAAATAATGAGTTGGTTAAGTAATATGTGGGACAAAGTTACTGGAACTGAAAAAGTTAAAGTAAGAACTAGAAACAAAAAAGGTCATTATGTGGCTGATGATAAATCAACACTAGATGTTGATGAAGCTTGGACTACTAAAAGAGTTAAAAGTTCTAGTAAAAAATAATGGCTAAATCACCTGATGCGTTTGTTTATAAAGCTACGCTAGAAAGAATAGTAGATGGAGATACATTTGATTGCTGTCTTGATTTAGGCTTTGATGTAAAACTACATAAACAGCGTGTCAGACTTGCTGGTATAGATACTCCTGAAAGTAGAACTAGAGATTTAGCAGAAAAAAAATTAGGTCTTGCTGCAAAAGAAAGACTTAAAGAACTTTGTATTGGAAGTATAAAAATTAAATCTTTAGGTAAAGGTAAATATGGTCGCATACTAGGAATACCTTATACAGAAGATGGTAATGATATATGTCAAATGCTTATTAAAGAAGGTCATGCCGTTGAATATCATGGAGGAACTAAGACTAAAGTTTGGGGTGATTACTAATGGAATCAGCTGTTACTTTAATTCAAGAAGTAGGCTTTCCGATTGCAGCTGCTATAGGGCTTGGTTGGTTTATATATAAACTTATTATGCGTATTGTAGATGGCATGGAAACTAAACTAGATACTGTTGATGAAAAAGTAGAAAACCAAATAGCAGCAATAGAAGAACGACTAGGCACAAAACTTGATTCACAACATGGAATATTAGTAGCATTGATAGATAGAATAAGAAGTCTTGATAATGAAATTATAAGACAAGATACTTTAATTAAAACTATTTTAGGTGTACCACAACTTATAGATAGTAATAAAATAGCAAAGGCGAATAGAGATGACCAAAGAAAAGATTGACCCAAATGAATTAGAAAAAACTAGAATAGCTATATGGGCTTTTTTTATAGGTGCTATTATGTTTATATCTATTATAGCTATGAATTTAAAAGCAGATACAATAACTTTTAAATTTAAGTCTCCTAGTTTTAATGGTGTTGGTACTAGCTCACATTATTTAACTATAGAAAATCAACAGTACACTCGTAAGCTTACTCTTAAAGAAGAAATAAAAGCTTTACAAGAAGAAATAGAAAGAGAAAAAGAAAATTCTACACTTGCTAGATTTTTGCGTAATTTAGAATCAAGAGTATATGCAGAACTATCAAGACAATTAGTTAATAATCTTTTTGGTGAAACACCATCTAACTCAGGAACAATAACTTTAGAAGGCAACACCATAGAATATACAAGCGATGGCGTAACATTAACACTTAAAATAACGGAAGCAGATGGAACAATTACTGAAATTACGATACCTATTGGTACTTTTTTGTTCTAGTTGTTCTATATTTGACCAGCTTGAAGATACATACGAACAAAGATTTGAAGCACATAACATTGTAAATATATCTGAATTACAATCAGAAGAACTTGCTAATGTACCGCAACCAATATTAAAACCTGTAGTAGCTGTATATCCAACAGCATTTACAGACCAAACAGGACAGCGTAAAAGTAATAGTGAATTTGCTTTATTTAGTACAGCAATAACTCAACAACCAAATGCTTTACTTATAAGAGCACTTAAACACGCAGGTAATGGAGAATTTTTTACAGTAGTTGAACGAGTAGGATTAGACAACCTCACAAAAGAACGACAGCTTATAAGGTCTGCTAGAGAACAAACTTTATCAGATGAAGAAAAAAAGAAAGCATTAAGACCTTTGTTATTTGCTGGAGTCTTAATTGAAGGTGCTGTAATATCTTACGAAACAAATTTAACTACAGGTGGTGTAGGAGCACGATATTTAGGTATAGGCAAAAGCGTACAATATAGAGAAGATAGTGTAGCAATAACTTTACGCATGGTATCAGTAGCCACAGGAGAAATTCTAATAGAAGTAATGACTGAAAAAACTATATTTAGTTATGGTAAATCAGAAGATGTATTTCGTTTTATAGAAGCAGGGACAGAACTTGTTGAAATAGAAATGGGTAATTCCAGAAATGAATCAACAACTATAGCTTTAATGAAGGCAATAGAAAGTGCTGTATTAGAAATAATTAATGTCGGATACGACAGGAGTTTTTGGAAACATGAAAAAATTAAAATTGATAAGCCTGATTGTGATGCTGAGTGCATTGACAATATACGGGGCTGATAACGAAATATATGTAGACCAGTCAGGTACTGGTGCAAATATAGACCTAGAGCAACTAGGTATATCTAATATTATAGGTGGTTTAAATTCAACTGCTGGTAGTTTAAATCCTTTTGATTTAGATGGTAACAGTATGACACTTGATATAAATATGATAGGTGCAACTAATAAGTTTCTTGGCGATATATTTGCTGATAACTTTACAGGTTTTTATGAATTTGATGGTGGCACTAATTTATTTACTATTCAAGTTGACCCTACAGATTCTTATAGTTCAGATGGTTCAGACCAAAATGTTGATGTTACAGGTAGTGGTAATACATTTACTTTAAATCAAGGCACAAGTGCAATAGCAACCAATCTTAATTTAGATTGGATTATTCAAGGTTCTAATAATACAGTTACATCAAATATTAATATTGATGGAGCAACTAACTATATGGATATAGATGGCTCTGATAATACAGTTACTTATACAGGTACAGGTGTTACAGCATCAGCAGGTGGATATTTCTATTTAGACCACACAGGCGGTTCAAGAACTTTTAATATTCAACAACTGAGCACCCAAGATAATGACTGGCTTAAAATTATTTCAGTCGGTGGTACTGCTGCTTCTACTGTTTGTGTCGTTCAAAACGACCAAGGTACAAGCACAAGCTGCTGATATTGGAGATATATCTGAGCTAAATGGTTCAGCACAAATTGTAAGAGATAAACCTTACGAAGCAGATTTAAAGTTTGCAATACAAAGTAATGACGAAGCTATAACAACTGATGGAAGAATGGCTATTACTTTTTTAGATGACTCAATAGTTAAATTAACAGAACATTCACAATTACTTATTGATGAATATATATATGACCCTGACCCATCTAAAACAAAAATGGCTCTTACTTTTGGATTAGGTACAGCTAGATTTATTACGGGCAATCTTAATAAGATAGATAAACAAAACATATCACTTAAAACACCTACTGCAAATATAGCTATTAGAGGGACTGATTTTACAGCTACAGTTGATGAATTAGGGCGTAGCCTTATAATATTGTTACCTGATGCTCTAGGGCTTTCTAGTGGCGAAATAGAGGTAGTTACTGCTATGGGTACTGTTTTACTTAACAAACCTTATGAAGCTACTACAGTAAGTGTATTTGAATCAGCACCATCTAAACCAGTTATATTAGATTTAACGCTTGATGTCATAGACAATATGTTAATTGTTACTCCGCCTAAAGAAGAAGTTACAATAGAAGAAGAAACTACAAGTACAAAAACAGATAGTGTTTTAGATTTTAATGATTTAGATATAGATTATTTAGCAGAAGATTTTTTAAAAGAAAATAATTTAGAGTTTACTGAATTAGATATTAATTATCTTGATGTAAATTACCTAGAAGATTTGTTAAATGTGCTTGATGCATTAGCAATTGCAGAAGAAGAAGACCAGTTAGCACAAGCTACTAGCATACAAATAGCAGGAACATTATTAGGTAAAGACCCTGATACTCAAATTACAACATTAATAACTGGTAATGTTATTAGTTTGAGAAGACAAGTAAATGAAAGTGTTAGATTAGATTTAGATGGTGGAAATATTTATACAGTAATATTTATTCAAGATGGTGTTTCTAATGTAATAAAAGTTAATGGTGGTGGTGATTCAATAATAACTATCACTCAGAGTGATTAAATGAAACGACTAATATTACCTATACTTATAATACTAATGTTACCTTTGTTATTTCAATCTACACCAACAGAAATAATAAAATTAAAAACATTTGATGCTTTAGTAAAAACACCAGAACCATCAGGTAATTTTGTAATACTTAACATTACAGAAGAAGATGTAGAACGAGAAGGTGGTTATCCATTACCTAGACAAAGACTTGCTGAAATACAATTAGATATTATAGGTAAAGGTGCTTTAGGTGTAGGTTGGGTTATATCTTTTCCGCAACCAGATAGAATGGGTGGTGATGAAGACTTTGCAAGGTCTTTAGGTTATGCACCATCTGTTATAGCTATGTTTGAAGATGGCAAAGGTAAATATCCAAAAGCAACAGGAACAGTTATCAAAGGTAATGATATTAGTGGTATAGTATCTTTGGGAGTTAAGGAAAACCTGAACACTCTTAAAAATAATACATTACAGGGTTTAGCCATTGCTCCCATTGAAGTTGACCAACTTGTAAGAAGAATACCTTTACTTGTAAGCACACCTGATAATGAATGGATACCTAGTTTTGGGACACAAATATATAAAGCTTTATTTAATGTTAAGACTTATATTATAAAAACTAATGATAATGGAATATCAGAAATATCAATAAGAGGAATACCACCTGTTAAAACAGATAGTCTTGGTCGCAAATGGATTAGTTGGATAGATACACCACAAACAGATTTAAAAGAAATGGAAGTAAACGGCAAGTTTGTTTTTGTTGGAGTAACAGCTAATGGAGTTATGCCACAAGTTGCTACACCAGTTGGATTATTAGAACCACATAAAATACAAGCAGCATTAGCAGAAAGTATATTAATACAAGATAGTCCTTATATACCTGACTGGGCAATAAGTATTAACCTGTTAATATTTATATTAAGTGTTTTGATTGTTTGGTTTGTATTATTTTATTTTGGAATAACATGGGGAATATTATTAAGTTTATTATCTATGTTTGTTACAGGTAGTATTGGGTATTATTTTATACAAAAAGGTTTATTAATAGATGTTACTTGGAGTTTAATATCTCAATTTATAACAAGCAGTATAGCTTTTTATCTAAGATTTAGAGAACAATATAAACTAAGACAACAAATCAAAAAACAGTTTGAACATTATTTAGACCCTAGACAAGTAAAACAATTACAAGATAATCCAGAATTACTTAAACTAGGCGGAGAAAGAAAGTATTGTACTTTTCTTTTTACAGATGTAAGAGGGTTTACAAGTTTATCAGAGCAGCTAGAGCCAGAAGAAGTTACTGAAATTATGAACAAAGCTCTTACAATACAAGCTGATGCAGTAAAAAAATATGGTGGAATGGTAGATAAATATATTGGAGATGCCATGATGGCAATATTTAATGCACCAATAGATTTACCTAATCACGAAACATCTGCTGTATTATGTGCTATAGAAATAAAAGATGAAATGCAAAAAGCAAATTTAGGTATTGATATAGGCATAGGAATAAATACTGGTGAAGCTGTTATAGGTAATATGGGCAGCAATACTAGGTTTGATTATTCTGCTATAGGTGATGCAGTAAATCTTGCTGCTAGATTAGAAAGTTCTACTAAAGAAGTTGGAGAAGATATTGTTATAGGATATAACACTATTAATGTTAAAAACTTTATTAATACAATAACATTAAGAGAATTAAAAAGTATTTATGTAAAAGGTAAAGAAAAACCTATTAACATATATACAGTATATTAGGAGTTTTATGAAAGGTTTATTAAAAAATATAGTAGGTGCAGTTGCACCAACATTAGGCACAGCAATTAGTGGTCCTTTAGGCGGAATGGCTATGGGTAAAATAGCAGAAGTATTAGGCGTATCTAATGACCAAAAATCTGTACAACAAGCAATACAAAATGCCACACCAGAACAAATGATGGAACTTAAAAAAGCTGAACAAGAGTTTGAAGTTCAAATGAAAGAACTTGATGTAGATGTATTTAAGTTAGAAGTAGCAGACAAACAAAATGCTAGAGGTATATTTAGTAAAGATTGGACTGCTCGTATTATAGGTTTATTTACTATAGGTGGATTTCTTGGTTACATATTTTTAGTAACACTACAACCACCTGAACAAAACTCTGAAGCATTAATTAACTTAGTGTTAGGTTATTTAGGAGGATTAGCAAGTGCAATTATTTCGTTCTATTTTGGAGCATCTCACACCAGCGACAAAGGAGAGTAACATGAACATATCAAAAGAAGGTATAAACTTAATTAAAAAATTTGAAGGTTGTAAACTTGAAGCTTATAAATGTGCAGCAGGAGTATGGACTATAGGTTATGGTTCAACTCATGGTATATCAGAAGGTATGAAAATATCACAAGAAAGAGCAGATATGTTATTACTTGAAGATATAGAAAAATTTGAAAAAGCTGTAAACAAAGCAGTTAAAAGAGCTATGGTGCAATGTCAGTTTGATGCTTTAGTTTCTTGGACTTTTAATCTTGGTGAAAGCAATCTTAATT